TTAAGTGATGTTCCGCTTGATGCGCGGATATTAACTGTCCAGTTGGCAGATGCGTTGCTTGTATAATACAGCACGCTCTGTGTTGTTACATCATAGTTGATTGTGCCAGTTGCTGCTGTAGCAGATACAGTAGCTGTTTCAAGAATGTTTGGAAGTTTTGCTGCTGCGATAGAACTTGAGCCAATCACTTGCAGCATTGCTAATGGTGATGTTGTTCCAAGACCAACATTTCCAGATGTATCTTTATAAATCTGACCAGAACCAATGTTCACAATTGCTGTATTGCCAGTGAACCCATTGATTGTTGGATTTGTGAGCGTTTTATTTGTAAGTGTTTGACTGCTATCTGTATCAGTCATCACTTTACGCGATGATCCATCGCCAACAGTCAAAAGATTATCGTCACTATCCCATACCATAGAACCATCTGTGGTCTGAGCAGGAGATGCAGAAGTTGGAACAACAAGTGTTCCAGTGATTGAAGCTGAACCACTAATGTTAACTGTTCCTGATCCAGTAAATGTACCAGCAACTGTCAGCGTTTTACCGCTACCAACATTCAAACCAACAGACGTTCCATTGCCTGCTGCATTAAACAGGGCATCAATGGATGACATATCAGTGTTGATTTTCGTGCCCCAAGTGTCACGACTTGCACCGACCTCTGGAAGAGTGAGGTTAAGGTTAGTTGTATATGAATCGGCCACTGAAGCCTCCTTCGCCCTTATTGCACTGTCCAACTTTCAGCAGGAACTGAAGCTGGAGTCCAAGTTTCAGAAGACACCGATTGTGGCGTCCATGTTTCAGATGCTATTGTTTCTGGCTCCCACAAATACCGACCGTTTGCAGTCATACCTGAAACACAAGAAATAGTCTCAGACGCTGCAATGATGCGATTTGCGCTCATGGTTGCATCAGAAACAATAGCGATTGTCTCAGAAGCAGAATAATACACTATGGCAGAATTAGCCATATTAGACGATGCAGAAGCGGTGAATGCAGAGTAGGAAGTTACATTTGCATTCAAAGTTGCATCAGACTGGGCATCAATTTGAACGGATGCCAATTGCGCCACATAAGCAGTCGCAGACGCATCAGAAGTGGCAGCCATATCAGCCGATGGCTGAAGGATCAGGAATCCGTTTGCAGCAGCCGTGCTGGTGACATTTACTGTCGTTGTTGCTGTCTGAATGATTACAGCATCTGCTGCCATCCCAGATGATGCAGCCATTGTGACAGAGCAAACTTCAACATCTGCCGCAAATGCCGCCGCCGATGTCGTTACAGCCGCTTCACAGGCCGCAAGAAGAACCCGTGTTCCATCCACAGACATATCTGACTGAGCAGCCATAACAACAGCAGCAGATATTGTCTTGATTGCAGCCGCAGTAGCATCTGACGTTGCAGCAGCGGTAAATGCGGCTTCTAGGACATAGCCAGAGCCGTATAAACCTTCGCCGTAGTCTGCAACGCCATAGTCAGACACTGCTTATCAGTCCAACGTAACGTCGATTTCGCCAGTGTTGAAGCGGAGAACGTCACCGCTGTCCACAGTCTTAGACGTTGTTAAATTTGCAAAGGCAAGAAGGTTGCCGCTTGTGGACGCATCAAAGATGCCAGCAGCGACAATCGTGCCCCATGAGCCTGTGGCTGTCGGGAACTCAACAGCGCCGCTATTGCTGGCTGTTGTCGGAGCAGTGCCTGAAACAGTGAATGTCACGGCTGTGCGAGCATAAGAGCCGCCAGAGACTTCCGTGCCGCCGCCTGCTTCACCCGGCGCAACCGTATAAAGAGCAACATACCAAGCGGTTGGGCGGGTTGCTGAAGCATTCGTCAGCAGCCAATCAAGAACCAAGTCTTCAGAGTAGTTCGTAAAACCAGCCATTAGTATGTACTCCTAGTGCGAGCAAGCAGCGGAGAACCGCTATGCAGTGATTTCTGGGATTCCTGATTAAGTTCTTCGACGCGCTTCAGGTAGATGTTGCCAAATACAGGAATACGCTGGTCATCCATCAGGAATGGGGCTGCATGGGTAAGTGCACCATACAGATAGACATCTGGTGCTTTAGTCAGCAGCCAGTTTGTCGTGTTTACATCTGTGAGAGCCGGGATTTTCCCGTAATAGATCATCTCGATTTCTACATCTACTGATGGTGCAGGGATAAGCTCAATCGCACCATTCATTAGCGAATAAACTGAAACCTGTGTCAGCACTTGAGCCTTGTTAATGATGTCACCTTCATCAAGCGTCACATAACGCAGAGGTGAAGCACCATCGACAATCTGCAGGTTGATTGCTTCAACCCAGTCAGCCGGAAGCTGAACATATTCTTGGTCACTTGTTGCAGTAGCACGGACGATCATTTCACGGCAGCGCAGCCGCGAATTCAAGTCTGACTCAACAAATTGAATGAACGTCTGAATCTGTGACGTAAGGTCAGCACGGTTCAGGTAATCAGCAATCGTTGATTGCAGAGTTGCATAGTTGGTGATCGTTGCCATCAGCTAGTAATCCGATGATTGCGATACGGTGCTGCCGCATCCGACCTGAGCCATTTACGAAAAGCCATCTTATCCTTCAAGATGCCCTTTTGCTGCAATTCAAGATACACCATCATGGGCAAAGACGCCACTTTCACCATGCCATCTGGCAACCGTTCTGTGTTGCTGATGCTGTTACGAATTGCTTTGTTTTGCTCTGCAATCCCGTCGATATTCACCACATCTTCAAAGACCATTTTTTGATCTGTTGTGATGTGCATCTTGGTCAGCGTTCCAGTGACACTGTCATAACCAAGATTGAATGAACCGGGTGCGTATTCTTCAGCCATAATGTCCCCCAAGGAATAGGGGCTGGATTGCTCCAGCCCCATACTCATTACGAAGCGATGATGTTGGCGATGACCGCATGAGCCTTTTCAGACTTAATGCGGAGGCCATATTCCACCACCATTTCCTTCTTGTCCGAGTCGCCAGTCTTGGCAATGTCGAACGTGCGGAACGGACGCAGATACGCCACAGACGCATACTCAGGATCAAGCACGAAGGCAAAGTTGCCGGGGCTGAAGCGGTTAGGAACAATGGCGACTTCGCCAAAGTCACCAAGATAAACGTCAGCCGTTGCAATGATCTTCATAGGAGTTGCAGAGGTGTAGTTCATGCGCTGCTGGGCAAGACCAGCGAATGCAGAAGCCACAGTCTTGTTGTACGCATTGACCATGAAGATCGACGGATCACCGCCCTGCGTCCAGACCTGCTGGATAGCAGTCTTCAGCATCGTCTCCGTCAGAGCAACGTCTGTCGAAGTCGAAAGGCTGGTCCATGCTGTGTCGGGATAGCCGTTGCCGTTGGCGCCGGACATTTCCGAAACAGTTGCACCGTTAGCCTGCGAGTTGGTGATGAGCCAAGTCGGCAGACCAGCAGTCTTACGAGCTGTGGAGGAACTGTTGCCAGCAACACCAGCTTGGTTGCTTGTAAGAATGGCTTCCATATCGCGCTTCAGCTCTTTAGCAGCTTTAGCGGTAAGATAGGCCATCTGGGTGCGCATGCCTGCATTGTTCACGACATCGTCTGTGCCAGACACCGAAATAACCTTGCGGCTGATTTGGGTATAATTCGCAACGCGAACAGTCGGGACGAACTCAGCATTACCTGCATCCGCACCTTCGATGGCAGCATTCGACGTATCAGCCGCAGCAAGAACGTCCGTCTGCCATTCGAAATAGGTGTTTTCGCAGGTGTCGCGACCGATGTTGCTCATAAATGGCGTATCAGTCGGGCTGATGTCATAGATAATGTTGCTCAAATCCTCTCGGATTGAGTTCGGTGCGTCATAGGTTGTGACCTTGGAAACTGTAGTCATAGCTTACTTCCTGTCCATCATTGCAAAGAGAGCAGCCGCGTCGTTAACGTGGCCCGTTGATTTGAGACGCTGTTTTACTCGCGATACATCGGTTTGAGTACGTGGCGATGAAGCAGCTGAACCAGAGCGCATTGGACGAGGACCATCCTGCTTCACAGGTTGTGGTCGCTTTTCCTGCAACGCATCATATCGCCGTGCTTTCTCAAGCATTACGACATAACGAGGATCGTAAACATTTCCCAATTCATCTTCAGTGAAGCCTTGCTTCAGGCCATACTGACGAAGCTGTTTGGTCGATGCTTCGAACTTCTCTGTGTCCTTCCATTCAGTAAATGTGTCGAGAAGATACTTTCGTCCCATCTCAACCAGTTGCTGTTTCTGCTCCATTTCCTTCTGATAGGCCACCTGATCCAGATAGGCTTTCTGTGCCTGCAGTTGCGCCTTACGCGCCTGATGGTCACGCCACTGTTTCTCGATGAGCGGGAAGTTAATAGGATCTTCTTGGTGTAAACGCTGCCAATCAGGTTCCTGCATTTCAAACTGTTGAAGTTCCTGCAGAACCTTTTCAGTAGCCACACGAAGCTGCGACCTTTCTGCTTCCAGCGACTGCCTTTCAGATTTCAACTCACCCATTTTACGCGAATAATCGGATTGACGCTGATACCCTTCCAAAGCCTCCTTTAGCGGGATTTTCTGCGTCTGTCCGTCAATTTTGACGGTTACGAGAGTATCCGGCTTCAGTTGCTTCTCAGAAGCATCATCATCGTTCCCTGCGTCATCTGCTGTTTCACCACCTTCAGACACATCGTCAGATGTTGCCTCGTCTTCAGGTGCTGAAGTCTCATCAGCAGCTTCAGCAGTCGCCTCAGTCTCTTCGACTGCGGCAGGAGCCACCTGTTTTTTCTCAGCTTCGGCTTTGGGTTGCGACCCTTCCAGAATTGCTGAAATACGACCAGCGGCATCTGCAAGGCCGATTTCGCTTGGCTGCGACTGCTCGGCATTAGACATCATACTACTCCCAAGTTATGCCCGTTTCAATCGGGCGTTGAAATCTGCAACTTTCTTCTCTGCTGCGAGTGCAGACAGTTCAGCCGAAAGTGCAGAAACTGCGCGGATCATGTTATAGGCATCCTCCCTCACGGACACCTGATCCGGTGGCGAATTGCGCCACTGCTCCATGTATCGCTGCTCCAACCGCTTCATCAGTTCGTTAAACAGCGCATCACTGTGAAAAGCCTTGGCAGACCGCCAAAGCTCTTCCATTTCAAAAGTCTGCATCACATCACCATGTTAGGAGGCATTACAGGAGGAACTGGTTGCTGCTGTTGCTGCTGCATAGCGCCTGCAGTTGCGAAAATCTGCTTGATTTCCTCACGCTGCTTATCAACTTCACCCTTGATGACAGCCATATCAACCTGTGCACCGTATTTCGCGTTAATCTCCATAGCCTTCATCAGTGAATCGACATACAGCTTGTCACGATCAAGATCAGCCTGCGCAATAGCTTTCTGACGATCCAGTTCCAACTGAGCCGCGTTGATGATTATGTCAGCCTTGATCTTTTCTGCCTCAACATTAGCAAGCATTGTTGCAGGATCAGGTGACTTATTAGATGCCATCATTGCAGCATATTGCTGCACTTGCTCAGGTGATACCTGATTCCAGAACTTTGTGGGGTCTTGGAAACCAGCAAGCTGTGTGATCTGAGCCAATGTGTCTGCAATCTTATCGACGCCACAGAGCGGGTTCATTGGACCAAATGCCTGAATTGTTTCCTTCTGCTGCTGCAGGATCGTCATCAAGAAGCCCATGCGCTGTTCATCAGAACCGCGACCAAGAGCAATGTTAACGACCATATCCATGCCAGCATCCCAGCCACGCGGATCAATCGGCACAAACTTGCCACGCAGACGGATGATCTTTGCCTTGTCCTGATGCTGGATCACCAGCTTCAGCAAACCTTGGAAGCAGCGTTTCAAGCCATCAGAGAACAGACGCGCAATCATTTCGATGCGTTCCTGCGACGATGACAACTGTGCTTGCACTGCAGCGCGTGTAGTCGATTGCAATGCTTCTGCATCAAGACCCTGAGCTGCACGCGAAAGACCTGTGCGCTGCGTCTTTACTTCATCAAGATAACCCATCACACCCAGCGCCTGCTGACCGACAAATGGTGTAGCAAACGGCTGCACTGCACCTGCCTGACGCATACGGATAATCGCACCAGTTTCATTGTTCAAAACATCGTCGATGTTGACCTGACCTTCGACGATAGCAGTGCGCGGATGGATCGACTGAGCCAAGCTATCAAGCGTATTACGCATGATTGCTGATTTAATGCGCTGCAGGTCAATCGTCTGGTCTGCAATCGACTGACCAAAGATTGTGTGCGGTGTCGGATCAGGAGCAAGAATGGAGAAAGGTGCTTCCTGTACAACTTCCTGATGCAGGATATAAGAGCCATTGCCAACCGTGCAGACCTTATGCAGTTCTGCAATGCCATCACCGTCCTTATCAACCTTGATATAGCTTTCAACGTAAAACACCTTGTTGGTGCTTTCGTCGTTGCCAAGATCAAGACCAAAGAATGACTGGTCAGCAGGGTTGCGCACCAGCACTTCGTTGTTCATCTCAAAACCGCCTGTTCCAGCGTTTTCTTCGATGACAGTGCGATCATATCCCATTGCAACAAGTTCACTGATCGTCATCAGTTTGCGACGACCCATATAGATGAAGTCATCTAACGATGTTGCTTCGTTGTCGATAAGGAACTGTTCAGGTGGAATGCACTCAACAACATAACGCGGGTTCTTTCGCTTACGACGAATGGTGAGGCTGATACGCACTTCACCAGTCACAAGGTCTGTTTCCTCCATGATGGAGTCAACATCGACATCTGGATCATTGGTGATGATGTTTGCTTCAGCCTGATTCAGTCCAGAATATGAGTAATATTCCACACTGACATCATCGCGCTTGTACCAAGTCAGCACACCAGTCTTCAGGATAAGCGCATCCTTCATTGCATCATGCAATATACGGAAACCGGGGTTTTCTTGGCTGAAGATGTAGTTAATCAGGTCTGTTGCCTGTTCAGCAGCAGCGACATCTTCCGGTCCTTTCGGGACAAATTCCAGAATCTTGTCACCGCCCGTGAAGATTCGGAGCAATGACGGAAGCATCGCGAGTACCGTGTCGCGTACCTCCGTCATAACGATTTGTGATCGTCCCTGCTCCTCATTACCCAGCGGTTCAGCCAGATAATAGGACATTGCCTGTTCACGTTCAGGCGCGATATAGCTGTCAATGTAGGTCTGTGCGTCCTGAATTGCCTGATAAACCGTGTAACGGAATTGATCCTCAGACATTGGCACATCATAAGGAGTCAGATAGCCTGTCTCCGTGTTGTAAGATGTACCCTGCGCACCTTCTGCCGACTGCGGGATCAGATCAGGTGTATATGTTCCCGGCTGGATGTCCTGCATAGCCATCATTGACCCCTTTTCCGTACCCGCCACCACTGCCAGCCACCTTCTGAGCCGACTTCATGCTGCGGAAAAACCTGTTTCACGGCAGAGTTTACACCATCCATAGGGTAATCGTCACCGCCCATGACACCACCGACTTTTAGCTTCGGCCACCACGCATTGATGTCAGCCAAGACTTCATCATGCTGATGACCTGCATCAATCCAGACGAAATCCACGCTGCCATCTGCGAAATCTTCTGCAGCATCCACCGTGCGCCGTCGATGCACAGTGCAATTAAGCCCACGAAGAAGTGCGATGTTGCCGTTAAATAGCTCAAAAACACGTTCCAGATCAGGATCAGCTTTGTGCGCAGGTTCATCAGACCCTCCCCAATGGTCAACATAGTGAACGGAAACAGTTTTTCCTGAGTTGATGACTTCAACACCTAGAAAAACTGCTGATTTGCCCTTCCAGCACCCCAACTCCACAAAAACCGCACCGTCTTTTGCCTCACGGACAGCCTGACGATACGGTTCTTTGAAGTTAAACCAGCCCTGAATCTGGTCGTAGAAGTGTTCCATTACTTCTTCTTTTTGCTCATGCCTGCTTCTGACAAGGCAATCGCAATCGCCTGCTTACGAGACTTCGCCAGAGGAGCCTTCTTAGGGCCTTTAGGGTTCACACCTGCGTGCAATGTACCCTTTTTGAACTCACCCATAACCTTAGCAATCTTAGATTTACCGCCTTTGCCCTTCATCACACCGCCTCCTCTATGCGTGCAGCCGCTGCTGCAACGGATTCATCTTCAGCACGCGCCACTTCCGTATGCTCATGCCCAAATTCAAATGACCCAATGTGACGAACTTGCTTCGACGCATCATGGTCGATCCAAACCTTGTAGCCGTTAGCCTTTGCCAACTGACAGAAGTACATATCTTCGCCCATCCACATACGAGCAGACGGCAGGTAATGCACTTGAAACCAAGGATATGTCAGCTTCCTGAACACTTCTGCCTTCACAAGCATTGCACCCATGCCAACTGCATCACACTCTTCCAGCCCTGTCTTATCTGTCGAATACATATATGACAGGTTTGAGAAGTCAGAGAAGGCAACAGTCTTCACAGGCAGGCGCCGCGTTGCATAGTTGCAGGCAACGATGTCCTTGTCATGCGCTGCTAATTGATCTGCGATTGTAGAAGGAAACCGCATATCACTATCAAGAAACAGTATATGCGTTGCACCTTGCTTCAGGCTCATTTCTGCCAACTTTGTGCGTTGGTCAGCGATCAACGTGCCGTTCAAGAAGTTCAGGTTGAACGTAGTGCCAGCTGGTGCATTGCCGTAGAAGCGTGCAGCCAGCATGGCAAGGTCATACGAAAAACCTGTGTTCACAGTCTCCCGTGCGGGAACACAGATGCTAAGGTTCATTAGTCCATTTCCCCATCTTCAGATGAGTACATCTCACCGTCTTCAGACTCGTTGTCTTCACTGTCACCTTCTTCATCTGTGACAGGTCCACCGACGATCCATGCAGAGCAGGTGCGCTTGGCTGCGCATTTGAAATCGAAGACTTCACAGAAGCCAAGATCACCCGCTTCAGTAGTCTCCATGGCATCCGCTTCATTGTCGCCATCAGCCAAACCTTCTTCGATGCACTTCAGCATCTTTGCAGTCTGAATGAATGCAGCGCAATTACCGCAACGCATTGTCTTGGCTTCTTCCGCAGGAACATCCCACTTTGCAGCCATCTTTGCCCAATAATCTTGATTAGGTTCATCAGGGTTCATGGGACCATACATGGCAACCTTGATTGCCTTGCCACGGTTCTTCAGGTTCATCGTGATGTCGCGTGTTGCCACAGGACACGAACGATCCATTTCACCTTCACCCATCATCTCCTGCATACGAGATGACAGAAGGCCGATTCCTTCAGGCATACGCGCCATGATGCACCTCTTACTTGAAGCCAACCATCAGGGTAGCCGTTGAAGTTGCCAGCACCTTCTGCGTGCGGATCGGGATAATTGTGCCAACCGGGACAGCCTTGAATGTCACCGTTGTACCTGCTTCAGTCACAACAATCACATCGCCTGTGCCACCGACATAGATAGCCGAATAAGCATTGTTTGCTGTGGCAGATGTTGTGATCGACTCTGCATCACCCCAAACGCGACCGTTTGCCAAAAAGCTGCTCATGTCACTTTCCTTTCTTCATGCGTGCTGCACGCATATTATCAACGAGATTAGGATAAGGCCGACCTGCAGCCTTCGCCATCGACTTTGCGGCTGACTTTTGTTTCGGTGTCAGCTTCTTGTCTGTCTTTGTAGGGTCTTTCGTTTTCCAGACGGGCTTCTTCATTTGCCGCCCTTTCCTTTATTTCTCGCGGAGATAGCTTTTGCCTTGGTCTTCGCATCCGCTTTAGAACTCGCACCCCATGCTTGCAGCGATAAAAGTAAACGTGTTGGTTTTCCTTTTTCATCGCGTTCTGGTCCCGTCATATTACCCATACGAGCCAAGAATGAAGCACGACGAGGATTATCGCCAGACTTAACTGGTGGTTTCAGGTTCATGCCTGCAGCTTTTGCAGATGCACGACCCTTGGCATTCAACCCACCTTTAGGGTTCTTGCCTTCTGAACGCTGCCACGCAGGTGTTTTTGCCATAGCCATTCACCTTATCTTCACTGCATAAACTACACTAAACTTGCTACAATTGCGAATGGTGCTCCCGGCAGGATTTGAACCCGCGACCTTCGCTTTACAAAAGCGTTGCTCTACCAACTGAGCTACAGGAGCTAACCAATCATCCGGTATTCCAAGATAGTTGGAGCGGGCGATGGGGATCGAACCCACGACATTCTGCTTGGAAGACAGAAACTCTACCACTGAGCTACACCCGCAACCTATACAACCCCTCTGATCCCGCGTGTCAGCGGTTTACCGGGTTTCCACGCCAAAGCACGACCACCGACTGCCGCAGCATTTCCTGCAAACGTCAGGCACAATGCGTCAGCCAAGTCAGGTGAACGCATACGCCGCTTCCGCATTGAATCCTTCGACTCCACAACCAACCTGCCTGAACTTGTGAAGTTATACCTTGGTGCAACCAGCTCCTGCCGCAGACTTTCATCACGCGGCAGCTTCACAGCCCTTGTTGCCAGCCAATCTTTCACTGCCATCCATAGTTCATCGCGCAGCCGATTAGCATTCGGATTCATGGCTGACGATTCAGACACGTTCACATCGCGAACATTGTACCCTTGCTCACGCAGTCGGTCTGCAACACCGCCACCCAGTCCAATCGTGTCAACGCAGATTTCTTCAGGTGCATCCAGCTTTGCTTCATTAACAATCGCGCCAACCGTCTGCATCAAATCCAAGCCGCCCCATGACTTGATTTCTAGGACAACATTCCCACGCCTTTTGCATAGTGCAGTTCTGTCCGTGCCAAATCGTGCAACGTCGACACCGTAGATAATCGGTTCTGCAGGTGACACCGTAATATCGCGGTTAATCGCACCATCAACCAATTCAGCCGGGATCAGCGTGTCATCATCAGCTAACGCAAACTCACCCAACACACGGATGCGGAAAGCATTGCTGCCTTCTCCATATGTTGCCTTGATCTGATTGACGAAGTCAGCCGAGACAAGCGGATTATCCAAGCAGCTAACGTGCATCCGCTTCCAGTCTGCCGCTAATTCATGATGCGTCTTAAAAAACAGTCCACTGTTTCTCGTCGGGTTGCTAATCAGCACCGTTGTCGCTGAATGACCGGACATCGAACCAGCAGCTGCTTCAAACACTTCTTCAAAAACAGCCGATGCCTCGTCAACAATCAAAAGCACATTCTCACTGTGCACACCTGCCAGTGCTTCAGGTCTTTCCTTGCTGCTGGTGCGTGCACTGATAAAGCTCGATTCGGGCGCAGCCTTGAAGGCAATCTTGTCGCTGAAGACCTCAAAGCTGTCCTTCAACACCGGAGGCAGTTTGTTAATCCATGCCTTCAGTTCAGCAAACAAAGCATCAAACAACTGTGGTGCAGTCGGAGCCGTCACAACACCCTTTTGGGGATACCGTGTAACCATGTGCCAGATCAAAGCCCATGAACACGCAGTTGACTTGCCGACACCGTGACCAGCCCGAACACTGATGCGCCGTTCACCCTTCGCAATGCTGCGCAGAAACTCCTTCTGCCAGTCTAACGGTTTCGCCTGTAAGACCTCCTCAACAAAGGCAACAGGATCATCGCCATACGCCTCAATGAAGTCGATGAAGTTATTTTTTTTAGAAGCAGACATCATGCTTCCTTGTCGCCGGGGGGTGGGGGGGTAAACATCTGCGCAACTGCGTCACGGATTGCCGTTGCTTCTTCTGCTTCATCGTCCGTAGTTGTGACAGTAACATCAGGTGTTACATCGTCTTTAGGTGTGTAGGTGTAGGCAGCGGGTGCTCCCCGCACCAGCGCGCCCCCGCCAACCCCGGGAGCCGGGGGGGTATCCGCGTTTTCACCTGTCAAAAGTTTGACACTGTCACCAGTTTGACAGTTGCTTGGCTCAATCAACTGTGTCTCCACTGCCACAGCGTCGATCACCTGATCCCTGCGCTCCTTGGCACGCTGCGACAGCGTGACCAGTGCTTCAAGGTGCAGCTCTGCCGTTGTCTTCACTGTGACATCGACCTTCGTGCTGACCTTGCCAAGCGTGCGATCCAGTATCTCTTTCGCCGCGTTGAACGCAACTGCACGGTTCTCGTCCTGCTCCATCAGCTTCTCAAGCCTGCCGATTGCTTTCGGTGTCAGACCCTCAAGCCGCCGATACATAAGCACCTGCTTACGCGGCAAACCGTTGAACGGGTTCGCCTTGTTGCCAACCGCAAACTTGCCTCTTGAATCAAAGTTGTCTGGTTCAGCCATGTGACACCTTTGCAACAGAAGCACTGAAGCAGAGCAATGAAATGGAAAAAAGAGGAAGCACGAAGCCTCTTTTTCCCGGTTTACCTGCATAAAGCATTTGTCACCCTCGTAACCATCGGCATAAGCGTCTGAATGTTATAATATAACACCAGCGTCAATCGCGCATAAATGACTATACACCAGCACCATCTAAAACGGTATCTCGTCCACAGGCTCCTCACGGCTGCGCTGTGCAGCCACTGTAGCCCCGGGAAACGCCTTCTTCACGGCAGCAGTGAACAATCCAGCCTGTGAAGCTTCGATGATCCGTGCCACCTCGGCAAAACTGTAAACTGTGTGATCTGGATACTTCTTCCGCAGCCTGTCAGCCGCGTGAATATCGACAGCGAATGCATAAGCCTTTTTGCCGTCATCGCTGCGATGGAACCACACCTGCCCAATGTCTTCTGGTGTATGACCTGCCTCCCGTGCAGCCTTGTCCAGCGCGTGCCACCCTCTAGCCACGGAAGCCGACTTCTGCGCTGCAAGCTGTGCATCACCTGCTTGGATAGCTTCATCGAGTTGCCACTGCGCCATTGCGAACTTGGCAGCAAGTTCGGGTGCAACCAGCTTCTCCAATCTGCCAATGCTCCACTGTCCTTCGATCCTCAATGCCGCCTCGTCTGCGTATTGCAGTGCAGCACGCCACGCTGCTTCAGACGCAGTTTTGACTGGATTTACCACCGCATCAGCACGCTGCGTTCGACCCCGATTGCTCTGCTTTTCCGTCATCATTTTACCCTCAGATTTACTTGAAACACTCAGTGAAGATGGTGAACATAAATCCCGCAAACACTTCTAGCCATTACATATAGGCTATAGCTATGGTCTAGCTGTAACACATAGCAGCCGATAGCGTAGTACTATCAGTCACTTACAGTGTTTATTATTATATTAGCTATTATATTCACTATGTTCACCTTATTCACCCTCCTAAATATGTTCCAGAAAAACGGGATGTTCACCACTTATGTTCACCCGATCTTCACCCTAAAACAGGTCATCAAGGCTCTGTGCAGGCATCACCTGCTCCACCTTCTCAGGCTGCTTCAGGACCAACTGGTCCACCCTGACAAACCTGTTCTGCCCCTTGTATGGATCATGCGTCATGCGCCCATGTCGCACCCAACCATTCTGCATCAGGATACTGACGATGCGGTTCGACATCATGCGATCACGGCGCGATGTATCGACTGACATATCAGCCAGCACCTGCGTCACGGACACCTCTGACTTGCCTGCAATCTTGTCCAGAACGTCACTGGTCCACGGGTCTTCGATCAGCCTGTCAGCCTGCTCCACCTGCGCGATGCGTTCGACGGCAGCAGTCAGCCACCACTGCTCCCCTGCCTCGTACCGCTTAACGGCTTCGCCCCATATCTGATTGCGGTCTGCTTCCAGTTCCTTCAGCCGCACCTTTCCAACTGCCACGGGCCAGAACCTGCGGTTGCCTGTGTCATCGCGCAGATAGTCTGTGCGGTTGGTGCTTCCGATGAAGACGCACTGCCTTGGATAGCAAACCTCATTGCGTCCGTATGGTGGACGGAATCGCTCCTCAGTCCGGCTGATGAATGCTTTGACCACTTCCACTTCAGCCTTGGTGACGTTTGCCAACTCGGCCATTTCGATAATCCATCGGCCACGGACGTAAGCAGATGCTTCCTTGCTGGTCATCGGAGGCAGGTTGTCGCCAAAGAAGTCCTGTCCTGCGAGTATCTTGGCAGCAGTGCTTTTGCCTGCGCCTTGGACGCCTTCAAGGATCAGTGTGCCGTCAGCCTTGCAACCGGGCTGGAATACCCTTGCTACGGCACTGATGAGCCACCGCAACCCAACTTCGCGTGTGTATTGCTTCTGTGCGTCTGTCTCTGGTTGACTGCTTAGATATGTCTCCAGCCATGTATCGATCCGGTGCTTTCCGTCCCACTCGGCTGCGCAGGTCAGCAGGTAGTCTTTGACCGGGTTGATGGCTGCCTCATGGACCACCTCATCAATGGCATCTGCGACCATCCCCTTGTTCACCCGCAGCAGCGCATGACGGTTCAGCCATGCGGTTGCCACCAGAATGTCCTTATCCTGCAGTTCCCTTGGCTTGAAGTATTTGCGCGGCTCACGGCTGCCGGGTATCGGCTGCATCACCATCTTGCGTCCGTTGAACTCGTTGAACGCGATGACATTGCGCCATTCAGGATGGTCACGCAGAACGTGGCACACATTATAGTGGTTCAGGATCGTGTATCCCTTGGCATCACGGATCAGCCCGTCTTCCCACGGTGCACCTGTTTCTAGGTCTTTAGTCGAACCGTCTTCCTCGGTTGACCATACTTTGTCTGCACCCTTCTTGGCGGTCAGCACCTGCACCTTCTTGGTCAGGTCATCAGCCGCTAAACCGTCATCCGGTCCATCGTTGAACAGGTCATCCAGCGTGTTCATTCGTTCCACCATTCATCTGTCTGGGTGACAGGTTTTGACACGGCTTCCACAGCCTCATCAGCACGCCTGCCTGCGTCCTCTATCGCCTGCTCAATGATTGCCGCCAGTTCGCCTTTAGCAGCCTTTGCATAGGCAAGCAGGCTACGGACGGCATGGGATAGTCCTGCAATGTCTTGGCTCTGGGTGTAGTCCTGCGCAATGCCTGCATAGAGCATCACGGAGCCAAGGTAATCGTGCAGTGCCGCGTATGGATCAGCTTCTTTCGGAAGACTACGGCTTCCTGTATAATTGTTATGTTCGCGCATAAGTCAGCCTCTGGCAGTGCGAATGGTTCCCCTCGGACCAGAACCCCGGCTGCAGTTCTCCCCTGCAGCCGGGGTTTACTTTTAGAACATATCGTCTTCGGCCATCTCGGCAGCAGCTTTGGTGCTCGGCAGATCAGCAGCAGCAAAATCGTCTGCTTCAATCTCACCCCATTCCACACCTGCACCACCAAGCGGTTCACCGCGTTTGGTGATCCAGACGCCATTAAGGCCAGCCGCAACACCACGGTTGCCTGCTGCGTCATAGGCATAGAAGTTCAACTCGGCAGCACCATAGTTTCCGGAAGCAAGATGCTCTTCGGTTGCAGGAATCTTTGCTCGACCAGCAACAGCCCTCACAGGCTTCTTGTTGGATGCGCTGATGTACCAGCAATCCTTGAACTCTTCTCCCTTCATACGTTCGCCTGATTCACCATCAAGTTCATCACCATCACGCAGCGGGTTGCGCAGTCCTTTCGGTGGCTTGCTGTCCCACTTCTTCGTGATGGCTGCTTTCATTGCAGCTTTGATCTTGGCGATGGTCTGTTCATCTTTCTTCGGGATGATGAGCGTGACGCTATACTTCGGCTCCGCTCCTTCCGCTGCTGCACGCGGCTGCAGAAGATGGACATAGGCAAAACGTGCATGAGGCACGACCATGCGTGTATTCGTTTCCATTCGTTTTCTCCGTTTTCAGACGTTTGCTGCCCCTCAGACAGCTTGAGGAAGGTTTAGAAGTCTTCCGCTTCAATGTCTTCCAACCTATCATTTTGATAGGTAGGCACAGACAATACCTGAATGCCTTTTGCCTCCAATTCATAGGAAGGCCATTGACCAGTATCCAGACAGTTTTTGTAAACCTGCGCGATACGGTCCATACGTTTGAAACCGCGCATCAACGTATCGTGGTCCAGCGTATATGCAGCCACAGCGTATGGTGGCTGTGTCTCAACTGCCACAAAGACAAAGCTGTGAATATCCTCATGCACCATTGCTTCAAGATAGTGCGCAGCCTGCAGGTCATAGTTAAACCGCCTGATCTGTGCAGCAAATCCTTCAGGGCTGGCATCAAGGCAGGTCTTCAAGTCGATGATGTGGTTGTCGGTATAAGCGTCGATGCCTGCCTTGCATGGGCATAGATTGCTGTAGCCTTGCCACTGCTGGTTGGATTCGATCACGGCGCCTTTCATCAGGTCTGCAATGAAGCTGTTGCGCCACACTGAATCACGCACTGCTAATGCACGATCCTCATCTGCTTTGCTGATGATTGGCAGGTTTAGGCTTTCCAAATATGCCTTCTCTTCCTTGCCTTCTTTCGTTGTCCAGTTCAGCGTCTTCACCGCATACAGCTTTGAAATGTCGCGGTGCGGTTCCAGAACCAGCGCGTGAACAATGGTTCCAAACGTCATCGCAGGTGTCGGGTCTTTAGGGTTGTCCTTCCAATACCTGTAATGCGCTGGTGACTTCAGCATCAGCTTTGCACCAGAGGCAGACAGTGCCTCGATGTCGAAGTAATCATTCTGCATTGTGTTTCCCTCGGTTAACTCGTCTATCGTGTTGCCATCCACCACGCCATCAGCGCGGCATCGGCTCTCCCGTCATCTTTCTTACGCGCAAACTCAGCTGCATACGCTGGATACAATTCAGCAGCCCTTGCTCTGTTACCGTCTTTCCCTGCTCTGGCGTTTACATCCTTCTGCCATGTCGCAGGGCTGACATAGGTGACAGGGATTTGCAGTGCAGCAAGGATACCTTCCAGCATCCCGCAGCTGCGTCCAAACTGATACATAGATGACACCCCTTGACCGGGCATAGCACCTGTTCTCTCCATCACGGCAACTGCAGGTTTACGTGCTGCTATGACAGAAGCTGTCATCTGCGGACTGATTTCCAGTTTTAACTTCTGCCCACGTTTGACCTGCACTGCAGGTGTGTCGATGACATCAAGGATACCAGCGTCCACATCAAAGAACGCGAGTGCACCTTTTGCACCGGGATCAATGCCAAGAATCTTCATGCTTTTGGTCCAATCTTCATTTGCAGTCCCAACGCATCCAGATACTTGAACAGGTTTGTCACAGTGCCGATTGACTCATTCTTAATCGACACACTGTATGTCGCGGAAGATAAGTCAGCCTCTGCAGCAAGCTGCCGCTTTGACATCCCTCTGTATTCGCGTGCTGCTTCTAGCAGTTCTGCTAGGTCAGCATTCCCTTTGATCTTTACGTCTCTCATTGGTCAGCCTCCATGCAGCATGGTTGCTCCCGGCTGCTCAATAAATCAATCACTGCTTTCCTTCTCCACGAAAAGAGTGCTGTAGTCTTTCTTCATCTCACGCGGTGTACGTGCTTTAGGCTGTGGTGCAGCAGCCATCTCCTGCCATTCACCGCACCAGTATGAACGTGCAACACGCACTGGAACAGGGTTGCGTTGGCAGCTAAGTGATCCACCGTCTTTTCCTGTGGTGAATCGGCAGTTAACACAGTTCTTATCGTTCATCGCGGGTTTCCTTTACAAAGGTATCATCTTCTTTCAATGCTGCCTGTGCCCACCAAGGAGCAAGGTCTTCATCTGCAGTTGTGATATTTTCGATGGCAGACAATGTGCCACGCAGGTTTTCAATGCGATACATCAGACGTTCCACTTGTTCAGTCAGCACATCGTTTTCGCGTGCCAACTCTGCGCAGCGGATCATCAGTTGCGCTGCTTCATTCTGCAGGTCTGATGTCTCTTTATCGTAGCTCACTTGCAACCTCCTTATAGTTGCGCGGATGCACACCATCATTGGTGCGGAAGTTAATCAGGTCCAGCAGCCCATCACCGTTTTCAGCAGCAACTCGCCTGATGTTTTCATGCCCCTGATTATGATACGGCAAAATCCAGATCACCTTATCTGCGTCGATGTTGCGTCGAATGATACGCAGGTGACGCAGCTGGTTCTTCATCAGCATTGGATCACCGACATCGTTAGACCCAAGGCTAACTATTACTGACTTTGCTGTGATGTTGCGGATGATGACCGACTGGTGGTGGCTATTACGTCCAACCTGCGCCTGCAAGATGCACGGCAGATGCGGACGCAGACCAACAGCAATACTGTCACCGAGTAAGATGCACTCAATCATCGTTTTCCTCCGTTTCAGGCTTGCACATGAATATCTTGCTTCCTGATTCAGCGCATTTAGGACAGATCAGATGTCCAAGTATTTTTGATACACGGGACATTGTTTGTGGCAGGTAAACAGCAATCCATCTGTGATTGCAGCTTCCACACCGCACCCATATTTCACTTGTCATCGTGATTCTCCCCTGCAAGCGCGGAATCAATCACAGCAGCGATCTTCAGGCTGCGTTTATCTTGATTGTCGTTCCAGCTTTTGATTTCTCGCAGCGCCTCTTCCAGCGCTTCAATCCGGTCAGCTGCTTCCGGTCCATCTGGATTGCGATACCATCTGGTCCCGTAGTCATGGCGATCTCCCGCCATAGAGCGCAGCAGCTTCACAAGCTCTTCACTCATCTTTCTTCTCCCCTGCAAGCGCGGCGCGGGCGATGAAACACGGGCATTCTTCCATAGAGTCGCATTCACTTTCACATCTTTCAAAACAATGCTCTATGCAAGGATCAGCAAAAGGTTGCAGCGCCGCTTCCAGCGTTTCAATCCGGTCAGCGGCTTCTCGTAGTTCAGCACTGTCGTTTGTGTTATCAGGCGCAAGCATATCCTGATCTTTAGCAAGCTCACGCAGCCGCTTCACAAGATCATCGCTCATCGTGATTCTCCCTTCACGAATGTTATCTCATCACCATTGCCACATACTGCCGTTTATACTTCTCAGCACGACGATGTAGTTTAACCTTCCATCCTTGTATACCTGCCACATGGCAGGCACTCATCTCTGCATCTGTACGCACACCGCTATCGATGCAAGACTTCATATGCGCGATACCAGCAGCAACCGAATACTCGTCATCGCGAGTCAGCCGCGCAATATCGTTAAACCCTAGTGCACGCGCAGATGAAGGCATGACTTGCATGACACCGCGTGCACTCTCTGTACCATGCCGCATTCTGACGGCAGGACCGACAGCGCGAGTGTTAAAGCGGCTTTCAGTGTTAGCGATGCGAACCGCAACATTGACCCACTTTGCACCCAACTCCTGCCGAGCCTGCCGCTCGACAATCTTCTTCACCTTTTCACGTTCGCCACTGACATTGGAAGTCGCAGCCATTGTGACTGATCCGTTCCATTGTTCCCATGCTTTCATCCAATAGGCTGCATTGCTTTCATCCTGATAGGCGAAGGCTGGTGTTGCAGCGGCGACAATGATTGATGCGATGATTGCCTGTCTCATTATGACTCCTGTTATTTCTGCTCTTTCGCGTAATCTCCTAATGGAGTGCCTTCAAGCATACCAAGCGCAGACTTATACGTGTCCAGCAAGGCTTCTTCTTCAGCGATTGTAGCAGCGTCTTTCTTACGCAAAGCAATGACCTTCTTAATGATCTTTGGATCATAGCCACTGCTCTTAGCTTCAGTGTAGATGTCCTTAATGTCTGCAGCAAGGACAGCACGTTCATCCTCTAACCGTTCGATCCTGTTGACAATTTCAGCCAGCTTGTTGTTCGTCATGGTTCATTCCCCCGACTACGGTTGAACTTACAGCAGCCTCAAGTTCAAACATCTCAAGTTCACGATGCACCAGTGCAGCATAACCTTGGATGTCAACCCAGTGATCCTTGAAATCTGGATTACCTGCTAGGATGCGACCAATCTTGTCAGCGATTGCATCCAATGACTGTGCTTGAAAGTATTCAAGCTGTTTCCAACCCGGCATCTCGTGCATCACATTCTTCAGCTGCTGTGTGCACGCTGCTTGGTTGCGGTAGAACCCGTGTGTCTTCTCGCGTTCTGACAATGTAGCGTTGATAGTCATCACCTCGTTCCCTTCTCCACTTTCTGATTCCATACATCACTGACGTATGGTCACGGTCACAGAGCCTCGCAATTTCGGAGTATCCGTAGCCATTCACAAAGAGTGCGTAGTAGCACTCGTATCTGATCCAGTGCCATGTTTTCTCCCGGCTTGTATTAACAACCATCTTCCACGGCACATTGTCTCTAAACAGTATGGGAGCAACTATGTTTGCTACCCGTGATCGTTTGATGCCACGCAACAGCGGATGATCTGGCACACCGAATACATCGACTTTTGATGGATATATGACTTTCGGTTCTTCTTTCGGTGGTGCTGGTTCAGGCTGCTTTTGGATAACAACTGGTGCTGGTTTTTTTCCTGCACTCCATAACTGCTTCTTGATGCGTGCATAGTTGTCCATGAACTCTAGTGATACATCCCTATCAGCCATTTCCGTGCTTCCCCTAATGTGTAGCAATACTGAAGATGACCATGCACCGAGACGGCACGCCATTTGTGCGCAGTCTTCTTACCTGTAATCGGTGCAACGTGACCTGCCACTTTATCAAAGTAATATAGTGTGTAGGTCTTATCTTCGTGTTGCTTCATCTGAATTGGGCTGACGATCTTGTTCATTGCATCACCACCGCGATAATGCTGATGCAAATGATGACTCCGAACATCAGTGAGCCAGCGGTGAATACGACGATGTTAGTGATAAGTTCTGCAGTGTTCATGTTGGTTCTCCCTTTAGACAAACTTCAATGTGCCGCTAAGGCCATGCGCCTTCAGATTTTCCACAAGCTCGCGCTTGACGGCTTCACGATCAGCGCAAAAGCCCGTGTAGATAGAAAGGCCATCTTCCAGCCCGCCAATGACTTCGCCACGCCAACCGCCAACGATGCGGCTGGAGCGTTCCTGCGCAGTACGGCCAATGCCGAAAGGCTTTTCAGCGCGGTAAAATATGGATGCAGTGATAGTGCTCATGTTGGTTCTCCCTCGGTAGTGGGAGGGGCCGAAGCCCCTCAGTAATATTC